CTTAAACCCGAAGATCATCAACCAAGTGGAACACTTAATATGTCTCGTATTGACACAGCAACACTTATGGTTAATGTAACCTCAGCCATTAATTTTACAGGGGGTGGGGGAAGTCGTGTTGCTACATATGATGGAATTAATATTTATGCCGTGAATTATAACGTCCTTCGTATTTTATCTGGTATGGGTGGTCTCGCTTACTCCAATTAAGAATATTCATTATTATATATTATGTTATTGTGTAATATAAATAGTCCTTTTTTTTTTCTCCTCTAATAGTATAAAGTATATAGCGTAAATGGGTGGTGGTCTTCTTCAACTAGTAGCTTATGGTGCTCAGGATGTTTATTTAACAGGTAATCCTCAAATTACCTTTTTCAAAGTTGTATATCGCCGTCATACTAATTTTGCGATTGAAGCTATTCAACAAACTTTTAATGGTACTCCTGGATATGGCAACCGCGTGACATGTCAAATATCCCGAAATGGCGATTTAATCCATCGCATGTATTTATCCGTTGATATGTCTTCTAATATTGATTCTAATTACTGTAAGTATTTTGGTCTCCGCCTTGTCAATTTTGTAGAGATTGAAATTGGTGGTCAAAAAGTAGATAAACATTATTCTCACTGGATGTATATATGGAATGAATTATCTCTCCCTAAATCTAAAAAAGATGGTTATAAAAAAATGGTTGGTGCAGAAGGAGGAGTATTAAAAGATATTCTACATGTTCCTCTTGAATTTTGGTTTTGCCGTAACGTTGGTCTCGCACTTCCATTAATAGCACTTCAATATCACGAAGTAAAAGTAAATATTAATTTCGAAACTAACGAAAACTGCCGTGGAACTGCTGCTGTAGTAGGAGCTCTTGGACCAGCGTCTCTATGGGTTGATTACATTTTCCTTGACACTGATGAGCGTCGTCGTTTTGCACAATTATCACATGAGTATTTAATTGAACAACTTCAATTCACTGGCGCAGATAATGTTATTGGTATAACAAACTCTGGTGGAACACAAATGAAACCCAAATTATCTTTCAATCATCCTTGTAAAGAATTAGTATGGTTTTGCGGAACCAAGTTCCATGCTTCTGATCAATCTGTAAACAATAATAATTGGGCTAATTATTCAACAACCGCATTAGTTGGTACTGCAGAATATACTCCCACATCTGCAATTACATCTGCTAATCCCATCGCTAAAGGCAAGTTAGTTCTAAATGGAAATGATAGATTTTCAGAACGTCCTGGGTCATACTTCAATTTAGTTCAACCATTCCAACATCACGAAAACGTTCCTTTAAATCCTGGAATTAACGTATATTCTTTCGCTCTTAAACCGGAAGAGCATCAACCAAGTGGAACCCTTAATATGTCGCGAATTGATACAGCTGTTCTTAACTTAGACTTTAATGCTATAACAGCAAGTAACTCAACCAGTTTATATGTTTATGCTGTGAATTATAATGTCCTTCGTATTTTGTCTGGTATGGGTGGTCTCGCTTACTCCAATTAAAAATATTTATTATAATATATATATTATGTTATTGTGTAATATAAATAGCCCTTTTTTTTTTCTCCTCTAATAGTATAAAGTATATAGCGTAAATGGGTGGTGGTCTTCTTCAACTAGTAGCTTATGGTGCTCAGGATGTTTATTTAACAGGTAATCCTCAAATTACCTTTTTCAAAGTTGTATATCGCCGTCATACTAATTTTGCGATTGAAGCTATTCAACAAACCCCTACTGGAAGTAATTCATTAGGTTCTCGTGCAAGTATTCAAATTACCCGCAATGGCGATTTAATTCATCGTATTTACTTTAATGGTAAAATCAAAAATACAAGTTCTGCCGATGCTGTTGCACTCGTTCCTAATTTTGGTCAAAAACTTCTTAAAACCGTAGAATTAGAAATTGGCGGACAACGTATAGATAAACATTATTCCGAATGGCTTTATATCTGGAATGAACTTTCTCTTCCGGTTGGAAAGCGTGATGGATATAATGTTATGGTAGGTGCTAATAGTACAAACTCTTGTACAAAACTTAACTACGGGTTATCATATGAAGTATATGTTCCATTAGAATTTTGGTTTTGTAGAAATGTTGGCTTAGCTCTTCCTCTTATCGCACTCCAATACCACGAAGTAAAAATTAATATCGAATATGAATCAATGGTAAACTTAGTGGATAATACAGATACCAATTTATGTTTTGGACAAGATATATTAGACGGATGTACAAATGGTAATAAACGCGTAGGTAGTAATGATGTAATTAAAGTAGATACACTGCTTGGTAATATTACCCCACTTTTTGCAGGAACTCAAAAAATAGAATTAACTGAAGCCGTTCTATGGGTTGATTATATTTTCCTCGACACTGATGAACGCCGTCGTTTTGCTCAATTATCGCATGAGTATTTAATTGAACAACTTCAATTCACAGGAACTGATACTGTAACAGCAAGTGCTGAATCTATGAAAAGTATCCGTATGAATTTCAATCATCCTTGCAAAGAATTGGTTTGGGCGGTTAAATCATCGGCTGATGCTTCAGGAGTTAAAAAAGTGTTTTGGAATAACTTCTCTACCGCTAATATCGATGCAGCTACATACGATACATTAAATAACTATGTTTCATCAAAAAATCCTATAACACAAGCAAAAATTATGCTAAATGGAAATGATCGTTTTGCTACACGAAATGGGGATTATTTCTCTCTTGTACAACCATATCAACATCACGAAAATACTCCTGATAAATATCATCAAGGAATTAATGTATATTCGTTTGCTCTCAAACCCGAAGAACATCAACCAAGTGGAACCCTAAATATGTCTCGTATTGACACAGCTGTTCTTTCGATGGGATCGATTGTATCAGGAACTATACATGTATATGCCGTTAATTATAACGTTCTTCGTATTTTATCTGGTATGGGCGGTCTTGCTTATTCCAATTAAATTTAATTTCATAATCTCATTTTTTTCATAATAATAAATAATTATTTAAAAATAATACATATTCTTTTAATTTTCTTTAAAATTATAAATCTTTTCAAAATATAAATTGTATTATCATTTTACGCTAATTAAGGAAAACGAGTAGTGTAGCGTATAATATTTTTATTTTCTTAATATTCTTAAAACTTATAAACTTTTCTAAAAAATAAATTGTACTCAAAATATATTATAACTATAAAAATATACATTATAATCACATTAGTATATTTATCTACTTAATGTGAATGAGAGGATAACATTTATTATTTATATTTTATTTATATTAAAATTATTTTAAAATGATTTAAATATAAATAAAATATAATAAAATATGTCAAAATATTCTTGTAAAAAATATGTAGATAAAAAAATAAATGAAAGTATTAACGATATAAACTTTAAAAAATTGATTTTAGAAAATGAAGATTCCATTAATAGAATACATAACAGAATGAATACATTCAAAGACCTTTATGAGTTTATTCAATCGTACGATGAGCGTGATATTATAACTTGGTTAGAAGAACCATGGGTTGGTAAAGATAAACAAGAATCACTATTACGAATATTTGCTGGGTTTGGATTAATAGATAAGCTAAAATTATATGATATTTGTAAAGGTAATTACAATGAGAAAACCATAAGAAAAAATACTACAATTAAGGATGTATTTTACAATGAAAAAAATAATCTTAATAACCTGAAAGATAAAGGAGATTCATCAGATTTGACAGGCATTTGTAAAAAAAATGAAAAACATTTATTAGTTACTACATCCAAAAATTTAAATAAAACAAATGTTGGAAAGTTGGATATTGATAAAATATTGACAAACTTTAAGCAGTATAATGATGATGGTTTTACTATGACATTATGTATTTGTATTAGAAATAATGATGATTTTGAAACTATGAAAAAAAATATAGAAAAAACTAATCAACAATTAAAATTATTTTTAGAAAAAGAAGATACGATTATTATTGATTGGAATGACTTGAATCAAGCATATCATCAATTTAAAATGTTTTATGGACGAACACCCCTGGATAATATGATTAATTCAAATAAAACTACATTATGTTTGAAAATGCATCAACATCTCGGTGTCTCGAAAACACTTATAATGATGAATAGTGGAAATAAAAAAATTTTATGGGGTCATATTCAAAGAAGTGGAAAAAGTTATATTATCGGAGGGTGTATTATCGAGGATAGTAAAGATAAAAATGAATGTAATTATTTGGTAATTACAACAGCACCGAATGAAACAATTCAACAACAACGAGATGTATTTGATTGTATTCAATTAACAGACTTTAATATTATAGTATTAAATGGTAATATAAAAAAACCAGTTTTAACAAAAAAAAATATTATTATTTGTTCTAAACAATTCTTACAAACTAAAATAGATAAAGGTCATGATAAACAAAAACATTGTGATGAAAAAACAAAAAGTATTGATTGGTTGAAGAAAATGTCTTTTGATATGAGATTTATTGATGAAAGTCATAATGGAGGAACTACTGAATTAGCAAAGAAAACATTAGATTTTTATGGAAAATTATCATTTACAATTCAAATTACAGCAACATATTCTAAACCTATAAACGATTATAATATTCCAAAAGATTGCTGGATTTTATGGGATTTAGAAGATATAAAACTTTGTAAAAATATTTCAGATGAATGTAGTATTATTAGATTAGTAGAAAAACACGGTGTATGTATTCGTGATATAATTTCAAAATATTCACAGGATATCATTATTACCGAATATTCAAAATATCCAGAATTGTGGTTATTAACTGATGAAATTAATCAAGATGTTGTAAATGAAATAATAAATAATACACAAGATAATAATTATGGATGGTCTCCTGATGCTTGTTTCCTTCTTAAACAATCAATAACAAAAGACAAAGAAACACAAGAATCAAAAATAGTAATAAAAGAAGAGTTTCAAAATGAAGGAGAAAATTTAAAATTATGGTATAGAATTTTTGGAAAGAAAAATAAATATGGAATTCCTGATAAAGATTATCTGGATAATATTGTATTTATGAAGAGAATTGAAAAAATATGTAAAGACCCAACAATAGATTCGCGATTTATCGGTGAAGGAGATTTTCATAACGAACCTATGATTATTATGGCATTCTTACCTCAAAATAATATTGATAAAATTTCAAAAGCAACAATAAAACTTTTGGAAAGAAATAATGTTATTCCAGACTATGAAATAATTTGTATAAATAGTAAAACTACAAGTAATCCAAAACAAAGTATCGAATATGCTCGTGATAAAGCCAGAAATAGCGGAAAAAAAGGAGTTTTGGTATTAAGTGGAAAACAATGTAGCCTTGGAGTATCAATTGATAATTGTGATATTGTATTATTATTAAATAATAACATGGGATTTGATATGATTTATCAGATGATGTTCCGTTGTATGACAGAAGGGAAAGATAAAAAATGTGCTTTTGTTGTAGATTTAAATATTCATCGAGTAATTGAAACCTCTATAATTAATTATGCTTCTTTGATAAAACCAGATATTCATCCAAGAGAAGCTACAAAATTCATTCTACAAGAAAGACTTATAAATTTAAATGGTGATCATTGGATGCCTTCTTTCGGTAATGATGTTTCAAAGATTACTGCACTGTGTGAAAATGTATATGACATGTATTCATCTAATATAGAAAATGCAGTTAACCATTTCATAAATCGTATTGGTTTAAAGGAATATATATTTACAAATGAAGAAAATAAATTCTTTAATGCTATGTTTTCTAATACAAAGCCTACAAAAATACAAAAAGAATTAATAGATAAACTATTGGAGGAAGATGATGAAGAAGAAAAAATTAAAAAAGGTATTGAAAAAACAAAAGTTAATACAGAAGATAAATCGCCTGAAACAACTAATGATAATGAAAAAGATGAAAAACAAATAAACTATATGGATATTCTAAAACATATTATTATTCTCATATGTTTATTAACCATTCATGATAAAAAAACATCATTTGTAGAAATGTTTGAATTAATCGAAAATGATGAATATGTGTATAATATCTTAATTGACCAAACTAAAAGTTGGTGGGGTAAATCAATTGATTCAAAAATTATAAAAAAATTTATCAATGTATATATGAAATATATGAAAGATGATAAAGAAACTAATCAGATTATTAGAACTATCAAAGAACTATTTATGAAAAATATTAAAAATAATAGAGAACTATCTAATTTGATTGACAAATATTTAATTCCACAAGAACTTGAAAAGAAAAGTAATGCTGAAGTTTCTACGCCATTTAAGTTGAGAAAAGAAATGTTGGATAAAATACCTGTTGATTTCTGGACATCTATAAAGAAAGTTTTTGAACCTTGTGCTGGTAAAGGTGGATTTATCATAGATATAATTGATAGATTTATGAATGGTCTTGAAGAAACTATTCCAGACGAAAAAGAGAGATATAAAGCAATTGTTGAAGAGTGTTTATATTTTAGTGATATTAATTCTACAAATATATTTATTTGTAAATTATTGATAGACCCTTATAATGACTATAAATTGAATTATAGCGAAGGAAATACTTTGGAATTAGATATAAAAGAAAAATGGAATATAGAAGGTTTTGATGCTGTTATAGGTAATCCACCTTATCAAAATACAAATAATAATAAAGGTTCTGGAAATACATTATGGAATAAGTTTGTTGAAAAATCTTTAAATATATTGTTAGTTAAAAATGGGTTATTATTGTATGTTCATCCAAGAGGATGGAGGCAGATAAATAGTAAAGTAGGTTATCTTATGAAAGAAAAACAAATAATATATTTAAATATGAATTCCCTTATTAAAGGATTAGAAACATTTAAATGTGCTACTGATTATGATTACTATTTAATTGAAAATATTGAAGTTTATAAAGAAACAATTATTAATGATTATGAAAATAAAGAATATCAATATTTGATTAATAATAAATTAAATTTTATACCAAATCATAGTTTAGAAAAAGTTTATAATTTAATAGATGTAGTTGATGATAATGGATTTATGAATGACCAGTCATCATATGAACCGCGAAAAAAATGGATGTCTGAAAAACAGACAGATGAATATAAATATCCTTGTGTATATAGTATTAATTCTAAAAATATTATATCAAAAAAATGGTCTAACATAAATGACAAAGGTCATTTCGGTATAACTAAATTTATATTTTCAAATGGAAATGGTTTGTATAAAGATATAACTGGAGAGTATGGACTTACACAATGGGCATATGCTATAAAATGTAAAAAAGAAGATATTGACAATGTTGAGAAGTCATTTAATAGTATTATATTTAATAATATAATGAATGCTATAAACTTGACATCTAATAAATATAATTATAATGTTATTAAGTTATTCAAAAAAGAGTTTTGGAAAGAATTTATCTAAACCATAATTAAAATCTAATAATAATTACACATATATATATTCATTTATTTTATTATAAAATATAGATATTATAATAAAACGCATACACGTAAAAATAGTGATTATAAATTATCGACAGTCAAATATTATTTATCTCATTATAAAAATTAAGTATAAACTTGTAAAATATTTGGTTGTTCGCAAAGAAGTTTATGATATGGGTTTATAAATAAAACAATTAATGTGTATTATAAATATTAACCGAATTAAAAACTAAATATCCATAACTGACACTATCGGGTGTTCATTTAGGGTTTATATTATGTATAAGGTATATAAAAATGAGGTATTGATAGTAATTGTTTTATTTTTTGTTTTTATTAATAAGTTTATAAATTGAAAATATAAAATAAATTAATAATGCAAGGTAGTAATATATATATAACAATTTGTAAATTATTTAATTAAAAAGGATAATAAATTTTTATATACTGTTTCATTTCAACATTATACAAATGTGATAGAAGGATATTTTAATATATTTAAATAAAGATTAATATATATAGAATTGTTAAAAATGTAAAAAGATGTATTAGATGAAATACCAATATATTTATAAAAAAAATATATTAAAAATACAATGTGATTTGTTAGTATATTAATCTACTTAAGAAAAACGAGTACATAATCTTTTTATTTTCTTAATATTCTTAAAACTAATAAAATTTTCTAAAAAATAAACTGTACTCAAAATGTTCTATTATAATTTTTAAATATCTTCATCGCTAATAATAATTTTTTTGATATATGGCTCCAAA